CTTCCTGTGCTTAACAAGGATTTCATTGAAGAAAACATGCCTATTGAGCGTGTGGTTGCTGTCGTGGATGAACCAACGTTCACATTCGACGCTTTCTTTGACATTTCGGCCACTAGACCGATGCCGGTTTACTCGGTACCGGGCCTGGTCGATCATTTCTAGGAGTATCATGGGATTTTTCAAAGATGTACTTGGTACTGTCAATTCTGCCGTGGGGTCCCCATTGGGGGGCCTCGGTGCTTCTGCTTTTACGGCGAAACAGGCATCCGATGAAGCGACATTCAATCGCAAATTTCAAGAACGGATGTCTAATACTGCCCATCAACGTGAGGTTGCTGACCTGCGTGCGGCTGGGCTTAATCCTATTCTGTCTGCCGGTGGTAAAGGCGCTTCTACGCCGACTGGCTCTGCACCTTCGCTGCCGGACATGTCTGCCGGGATCTCGCGTGGTGCTTCTTCTGCCTTACAACGGGCGAATACTGCTAAAGCTAACGTCTCTGCTACCCTGGATCAGAACATGTTAAACTTCTACAATAGTCTGCCCAAGTGGATGCAGGATTTCACTGATGCTTCAAGGCTTAATAGCCAGACCGGCGCAGGTAATGAAGCGGCGGCGTTGGTTGGTGGACTTGCTAATAGTGGAAAGGGCATATGGTCTGGTATCAAGAACTTTTTCACTCAAGCTAAGGCTCGCAAGGCTGCAAGTATGGTGCGTCCTACTGGCAAACCGATAAAGTTGTCTGCGAGCAAGTCAAAAATTGCCAGTAAAATGAACTCTGGTATCTATCCCAATTGGAAGAACCGCAAAATGGAGCATCTACAGCGTAAAGGTGCGACTAGTGGCCTTAACGAGGCCGAAACTAAAGAACTGTTTCAGCTTATGGAGGATCTCAAATGAGACGTAAACGTATGAAACGGAGTCGTAGTCGAAAACTGTTCAAACGCACCAGTGGGAGCAATCGCAGAAATTCGCGTTCGTCTCCTATGCGTGGTGGCTATCGACTCTAACACAAGATACTGAGGGCTGTAGCCCCTTCGGCCTAAAATCGCGTCGGCCCTGCGCAAGCAATTGAGGGCAGACCTATTTTCGGTTGGAGGGGCGTTCCCTTTCGGATAATATTACGGAGGCTTTTGTATGACCTGTTATCACCCAATCAAAGCCTACCGGGCAATCAATAAAAAAACCGATAATGGCAAATCTGTGATTTGTTTCAACCATTCTGATGTATCTGACTGCCCCTTTGAAACTCTTCTTCTTCCTTGTTCTAACTGTTCCGGCTGCCGGATGGATCGCTCTAAGTCATGGGCTATCCGCTGTATCCATGAAAGTTCTCTCTATGACAATAACTGTTTTATTACTCTCACTTTTAACGAGGATACTATTAACTCTCGTGGAAGTTTAGTGAAGTCGGACTTCCAAAATTTTATGAAGCGATTGCGGAAACGCTTTTCGGGTATACAACCCGTGTCAAAAATTACTCATGAGGTCTTTTCGATGAAAGATCTTGCATTTATGGAAATGGACGGTACTGCTCAAAATGATGACTTACACTACCCGATTCGTTTCTTTCATGCTGGTGAGTATGGCGATCAATATACACGGCCTCATCACCATGCTTGCCTATTTAACTTTGATTTCACTGATAAGGTACTTATTGAGTCACGTGGTACCAACCACTATTACCGCTCTGCGGAACTGGAGAAACTATGGCCCTTCGGATATTCAATGGTAGGACATGTAACTGTCGACTCTGCTGCCTACGTCGCTCGGTATATCCTCAAGAAAATGAACGGGAAGCTCGCCGACGACTATTACAAACGGTACGACCTACAGACCGGGGAAGAATACCAACTTCAACCGGAATACACGACTATGTCTCGTCGGCCAGGGATCGCCGCCTCATGGTTCAAAAAAAACCCTTCCTCCGTGTACCCAAAGGACTTCGTAACTGCGGGAGGAAAATCGTTCAAATCTCCTCGATTTTACGACAATATGTATGAATTAAGTCATCCAGAGGAGTTTCTGAAAATTAAGAACAAAAGGAAGCTTGATTCTATGTTGAATGCTGACGATAATACTGCTGCTCGCCTTCGCGTTCGTGAGAAGGTGTTGCATTCAAAACTATCAAGGTTAGTAAGGACTTACGAAAATGAAGACGAAAATCTACAGTGTCTTTGACAAAAAAGCCAAAATTTACAATGCTCCTGTTTTTTTGCACAACACGGGCGTTGCCTGTCGAGCCTTTGGCGAGCTGGCCAATAACCCTGATCATCAGTATGGTAAACATCCAGGTGATTATGAGCTATGGGAAATCGGTACTTACGACGATTCGTGTGCTCTCTTGGGACCTCATACTGAGAAAACTCACGTAATTGATTTTACTGATCTTGTCGGAGTCCCAGTTTGATGAGGTTTGTTTCTTGTCTGCTGATTCTAACCATAGGGGGCTGCGTGTTTTACGTGGCCCCCTCTTTTCATTTGAAAGGACATAAGATGAAAAAAGTAATTGACAAGCGAGCGAACGGCTCGCGGCGTGTAGCGTTCATCACGGATGCAGGCTCTGTGGTGGAAGGACACCACAAAAACGACGTTGATATTAACAACGTCATGAAGAAATACCGTGTAACGGGTTTCCTCGAATCTAATGCTCATGAGGCTCAGTATGGCGATTTCACAAACGCTACCGACTTTCATGACATGAAGAACCGCATTATTGAAGCTGAAAGCGAGTTTTCTCGTCTGCCTTCACATCTGCGTACGAGGTTCAACAATGACCCTGGGCAATTGCTCGCTTTCCTGGATGACCCTGACAATCTGTCAGAAGCCCAGGAGCTCGGTTTAGTCGAAAGGCCTATGCCGAAACCCAATGGAGGCGAATATCCTGTTACAGCGGTCGATAGACCCGTTATCGTCCCTCCTAAGCAGCCTGTTGCTGCTTCCGGCCCTGACTCGGCGAAGCCCGAGTAGGGCCGTTCACAGTTCACCTACTTGATATTAACTGTGCGGACTGACACCATTAC